CTAGTGCCATTAAATCTTTATCTAGCAGTGAGTATGCTGCAACTACCCGTAAGAAAAGAGAAGATACTAAAAAGGGTAAGCAGTTCAGCAAACAACCTAAAAGAATATCTAAAAAAACTAAACCCTATAGGAAAGTCTAATGGCTGAAGTAGAATATAAAGGTATTAAGGTAGGTGGCTCTAAGCTCCTACTAATTATCCCACTTATAGGTACTATTATCGGTGGCTTGTGGGGCGGATTCGAGGCATATCAGCGTTATTTAAGTATGGAAGCCAAAATCCAAAAATTTGTGTCCCCTGATCTGTCGCACATCGAAAACCACATGCTTATGGTAGAGGGTGAACTAGCAATTATTAGCGAACAGTTTACTAATCTTAAAGAAGCTGACCGCTTAGTTAATGAAATAATCAGCGAACAAGTTAATTCAATCAAATCAACCGTAGCTAGTGTATCCGCTAGTGTACATGATGCTAAGATTGAGTTGCGAGAAGACTTGACTGGCATAGAATCAACTATGGATAAGCAAGAACAGCGTATGAAAGACGACATTTTGTCGCTTGAAGGCGTAATAGAAGAACAAAGACAGCTATTAAAGGAAGATGTATCTACTATAGAAGGTTTAATGGACAATGTTGAGCTTAGAGTAGACGATAAACTAGATTCTGTTAAAGCATCAATGGATCAACAGGAAGATCGCATTGAATTAGACATAGATGACGTTGAAATATCTATAGATGCCCAGAGTTTAGACGTAAAGAGTACGTTATCTCAAGTCGAAAAAGACATGGCAGAGCAAGAACAACGCAATAGGCAGAACATAAAGGACGTAAGAGGTGTAATAAACGCTTTTGAAATCCGTATGGACGCTAAAATAGACAGATTAGACACTAAAATAGAAACCTTAGAGTTAAATTTAGACAATAAGATCAAAAAAGCTCTATTAAACCCCTTGGCAGGAAATTAATATGTATTATTCAACTAAAAACCAAAAAGACTTCCGTTGTATGGGCAATGGACACTACGAAAAAGAAAATAACACTGCAGACCGCTTTGGAAGTAAAGATTTACGCGGTAATAACGGTATGCAAAAAGAAGTAATAGATAACTTGACACAACCTGAAGTGATGATGTACACTATGCCAATGATGCCACGTAGGTAATTATGGCAACACCTAGAAAAGGCAAGGCAAGGGTTAAGGTAACCTCGTCAGGTAAAAAGGTTAGTTACGGGCAAGCAGGAAAAGCTAAAGGCGGTGGCCCAAGAGTTCGTGCAGGGACATCTAAGGGGGACAGTTACTGTGCAAGAAGCCTTGGAATAAAAAGAGGGCTTTCTAAAAAGAAACAAAATGATCCTAATACTCCTAATAACTTGTCTCGCAAACGATGGAAGTGTTCTGGAGCTAAATCATTAAGGAAATAAACAATGTTTAGCCCTTTAGTCCTCTTATGCTCTATGATTACCTTAGAATGTGCGACTTATGGCGGTCCTGTATTTCAAACTGAAATAGGGTGCTATATGGGAATGAAGCAAGTTGGTATACCTTTTTTAAAAGAAAAATACCCTGATTTGGTAGTTACAGACAAAAGATGTGTTTATTGGGGTAAAGATAATACAAAGGTAGATACTTAGAATGGCTACACGTAATTATAAAAGAGAACGACAACTTCAAAGTACGCCAATAGAGTTAGCTAAAAACGCAGCTCGTAAAAAAGCTAGGCGTATAGCTGCAAAGTCTGGGCTAGTTAAAAAAGGTGATGGTAAAGACGTAGATCACAAAAATGGTAACGCACTAGATAATAGAAAAAGTAACCTAAGAGTGAAAAAAGCATCTAATAATAGATCTTTTCCACGAAACAAAAAAGCAGGAAAGGCTTAATACAATGATGGGCATGAAGAAAAAAGATAAAAAAGCTATGGGATACATGGGCGGTGGTATGGCTGCTAAAAAACCTATGAAGATGATGGGTGGCGGCATGGCTAAAAAATCTATGGGGTACAACAAAGGTGGTATGGCTAAAGCTGGCGCATCTAATCCCCCTAATAGAAAAGCTAAAAAATAAAGGATAATAAAATGGCTTTGAAAAAACCTTCACCTAAGCAAGCAGGACTAAAGAAACTACCTACAACTGTACGTAACAAAATGGGTTATATGAATAAAGGCGGTATGGTAAAGAAAAAAGGTAAGAAATAGTATGGCAAAAGGCGTACAACATTATTTTAAAGATGGGAGAAAACATAATGGGGGTACTCATAAAATGCCTGACGGTTCCGTACACTCTGGTAAGAATCATACTAAAGGTTCTAAAACCGTGGTTCACTTTAAAGATCTTACGAAGGCAGCAAAAGAAAGATCTAAACGTGCCTGAATACTTAACAGGAAAGACTAAAAAATAATGGCTAGACAACTAACAGAAAATCAACAGAAGTTTCTTGAGGTCTTGTTTGAAGAAGCTGGTGGTAATCACGCTATAGCAAAAAAACTTGCAGGGTATAGTGAAAAAACTCCTACGAAGTCTATACGAGAGTCTTTAAGGGATGAAATAAAAGATGCCACTAGTGACTTCTTATCGCAAATGGGACCTAAAGCTGCTATAGCTATAGCTAACGCATTAGATGATCCTACTGAATTAGGCATTAGAGATAAAATGTCAGCAGCTAAAGATTTGTTAGACAGAGGGGGTCACGGTAAAGTAGATCGTGTAGATGTCAACTCTTCAGGAGGTGGCGTATTTATACTACCAGCTAAAGAAGGTAAAAACGAATAAGAGATGACGACTTAGGCTATTGGGAATTACCAAAGCCGCTTAGAGGCCAAGAGAGAAATTGGCACACGATAGCTAGAGTATCAATAAGACAAATACCTTTTGGATACGAAGTTAATCCCGACAATGATAGACTACTTGAGCCAATAGTACACGAACTTGAGGCTTTAGAACTTGCCAAGCAACATCTAAAACAATATAGTATAAGAGATGTAGCTCAGTGGCTAACAAAACAAACAGGGAGAAGTATCTCCCACATGGGTTTAAAGAAAAGAATAAGCATTGAGCGACGACGTAAGAAAACAGTTATTATTAAACGGAGACTTGCCCAGCGTCTCCAAAAAACGCTACAAGAGATTGAAACCCTCGAAAAAAATAGAATTGGGGCCTACGCCAACGGCAAGCCCTAAAGAAAATAAAACAGTTCCTGCAGTCCCAATGGCTGCACCGTTTGACACAGAAGTTGCACAAGACATAGTTTTCCAGCCTAATGCTGGTCCACAGACAGAATTTTTATCATCTTCAGAACGAGAAGTTTTGTATGGTGGTGCTGCAGGTGGTGGTAAATCTTATGCAATGTTAGCTGATCCATTACATGGATTAAACAGTCCTAACTTTAGTGGGCTACTAGTCAGACACACGACAGAGGAACTACGTGAACTTATACAAAAAAGCCAAGAACTATACCCTCGTGCAGTACCAGGTATCAAATGGTCTGAAAGGAAAAGTCAATGGACCTCCCCTAGAGGTGGAAGACTTTGGATGTCGTACCTCGACAAAGATATGGATGTTACACGTTATCAGGGTCAGGCGTTTAATTGGATCGGCTTTGACGAGTTAACACAATGGAGTTCTCCTTACGCTTGGGACTATATGAGGTCTCGTTTGCGTAGTGCATATGCAGCCGAACTAGGTTTGTATATGAGAGCTACAACAAACCCAGGTGGTCTTGGGCATCAATGGGTTAAGAAAATGTTTATAGACCCGTCACCATTAAGAGAACCTTTCTGGGCTACAAACATAGAAACAGGGGAAGAGATACGATTTCCTAAAGGCCACACGAAAGAAGGACAACCATTATTTAGACGCAGGTTTATTCCTGCTAGTTTGTTTGACAATCCTTACCTAGCTGAAAGCGGAGACTATGAAGCAATGCTTCTATCTCTACCTGAACATTCAAGAAAACAATTACTAGAAGGTAACTGGGATGTTAATGAGGGTGCAGCGTTTCCTGAGTTTAATAGAAAGATACACGTAGTTGATCCCTATAAGATACCAACTAACTGGACTAAGTTTAGAGCGTGTGACTACGGATACGGAAGTCATACAGGAGTTGTTTGGTTAGCAGTAGCACCA